TCCTTCGCAAAACGATTTCCATTCTCAATCGAGAAGACCTTTTCGGGTTCGTGACGTTGGATGTTCATGGTAATCAGACGTGCAGCTTTCTCCTCGGGAAAAGCTCGCTCGTTATGAAAGCAATGAATCCATATCCGACGTAAAGTATCCACCTTAAAAAGTTCTCCCTCTTCGATTGTCATCACGCTGTTTGACGCCGCCCATTTGTCAGCATACTCGCGAAGCATCTGAATTGATGGCAGATGAACCTCGTAACCAAATCGCTCGGTGCATTCTTTGGCCGACGACTCCGCGTCCTTCTTGACGTACACCTTGACCGAGTCATGCACGATAGCCTTCGGAAGATATCCGTAGGTCGAGCAATCGGCGACGTACTTGTAACGGTTCCGGTAATCTTCAATCGACTTCTGCCAGTTTGAGTCAGTCGCACCCTGCTCATGTAGGCCAATGCAATCACCCTCCAACGAGAAAAAGACCGACATGAATGCCGATCCGAATCGTGGCAACCCGCAGATTTGAAAGAGTTTACCGTTCATTTTTCACGCACAAAGATGTCCAAGCCGCTGTTCGAGCTAACACGAAGATGGCCGACTCTGAACCGTGAATCATTCCCAGTTCGTTGCAAATTACTGCGCTGTAAAGAGCCGCATTCGGATGAACGTCTTTTCCAACTTCTTTCATCCAGCCATGAAGCTGATTGATGCGGTCGTTCGCCTTCTTGAAGTCCACCTCAATAATCTCGCGCACCCGACTCCACGCTGGGTCGATGCTGTCCTTAAAGAACGAGTTCCCGAAACCGGGAATCTTCATTCCAGACAATATGGCCGACTTCAAAGATCGCTCGTCGAATTTCTCGTAAACGAATCGAGCAGGACCAATCGGACCATGAGCATCGCCAAGCGTAAGGATAGCGGAAGCAATTGCATTGGTTAGCTGCGCGCTACCAAAGAAAGCGTTAACCGCAGCGCCGGAACTGGCGTTCTGATTGTTCCGAGCCGCCATGTCGTGTGCGTCAAATACAGCCTGAAGCAACTCCAGTTTCTCAGGAGTCACCTCTTCCAGCGCAAAGTCGATGTTGAGTTTTAGAACCATTGGGAGAATCCACCGCCATTTAATCCGACGCCGACCATTCGGATTGTAGCAACTGCGTCGCCTAGGTACTGCATGGTCTGCTCTTGCACAGCCTGAACAGCCTTTGCTTCGTAGGCCACTGCTTCCTGAATCAAATCGTTTTCCTCTTTGCGAATCGCCATGACCATCAGTTTGATGGCGTCAGGACTCGGCGGAATGAGGTAGTCATTGACGCTCGTTGCGTTGATATGGCGCATCTTCGCCATGACCGTCACCGGCTTATCCTCGTCGTTGTTACAACGATCCGTCAGGTAACTGCGGCGGTACTGCGGCAAAGTTTCATCAGGGTCGTAAACTGCCAAATCAAGCTCCAGCAAGGTCGTCGCATTGTACTCGTACAACCGGCTCGACGTGTTGGTTGCCTGACGAATGACGCCGGTCAGCGATATGAACTTCTTGGTCGATTGAACGTAGGGAAGAGCAAGTGTCAGCTTCTCGCCGTCGATCCATACGCCGCCAGACAGTGTGCGAATCCATTGCCCGTTCTGATCGACACCTTGCAGCGTGATGGTCTTGCCAACATCTGAAGCGTCACCGGGATAGACTCGGATGAAGCTATTCGTCTCGCCGGACATGTCGCGGTAAGAAACCACGGTGCCACGATCCACAAGCTGCTTGCCGACGCACCCGCCATTGTTCTCTCCGAGCAATCCGTATCCGCTTTCCTGAAACTCGAACCATTGATTGCGAACTGTTCCAACGCCGCAGCAATCAGCGACGGACTCAATGGTTTCAATGTGACGCGGCCAAGTGATGCACCCTCCAACCGTGTGGATGGTGAAGCGTCCGTACGCGCCTGCCCACAACCCCTTATGCAGAAGCCTTCGGCACGCCTGATTGATGTAGTCGTAAACGCGAGGGTCATCGACGCAGACGCCGACTACACGGGCGATTGTCGAGCGAATGTCCTGAACGATTAGCTTCATTTGGTGTAATAGACTCGGATGGTTCGCTTGATGAAGTAAACGCCGTAGAACGGAGGAAGGTTGTTGTGGCCGACAGCGTTCTGGGTATCGTTGCCGGTCTTGTCGGCAGTGGTAGTTCCGATATCACCAGTAGTGATGTTTGGTCCGCTTCCGCCGCCACCGCTTCCAGCAGCACCTTGAAGGATCTGTGTGGGGTACGAACCGAGTCCACTCCAAGACTTGTTGACGAGGTAATAATCGTCGTTTGCCGGAGCAATCAACTGAGCAACACCATGCGTGTGTTCGTTGAACGGAGTCTCTGGAACCGTCAGCTTGTGTTGATCTTCGCCAACGATTGATGTCGATGTCGCCTTTCCCTGAACAACAACCGCACCACTCGCAACAAACGCTCCAACGCCAACCGGGAAGCGAGCTTCAAACTCAGTATCAACTTCCCACATCGGGCCAGTTATGCTTGTCGCCGTAGCCGTTCCATCGCCGCCGTCGTACGAAAGAAGATCGGTAGTCGTTCCGACATAGATGCGACGCTCGTATGCTGCCGTAACTGGGTTTTTACGAAGCCAAACCCCCTGATCGTAAATCCACCACTGACCATTTTCATCAAGCCACGGGTAAATCCGGTTGTTAATCGCCGGATACGTCGGTCCAAAATTAAAGAACGAGTTTCCAATCGTGCTGTTGAACGTAGCCTGAGTGCCTCCGATGATATCGTTGGCCAACTTCTGGTAAGAGGCAGGGCAATAATTTGCCGGAAGGCTTGGAGCTGTAAGCGTGATGAGGGTTAGGTTTGGCATACTATTCCGATGTGTAGAGGAACGGGTTTACGTCGCAACCTTCAAGAGTTTTGCATCCTTCGAACACGAGGCACTCTCCGACCGCAGGTTCCTGAACGTCGTAAGCGTGAACTCGAATGCTCTTGATGCGACAATATCCAGTAATCGTAAGGCTCATCTGAACCTCGTACATGTTTCTTGTCGGTGTGCTGATGCTCGAATTGCACGGGATATCCGAAGGAGTCGGCAATCGCATCTTCGGCCTGTACTGAGGCTGAAAGTTGGTTATCGGACAAGCAGGCTGGCACTGCAAAGTTGTCGCGCATTCAGCCCAATCCGCCCACTCAATCCAACCGGGATACTGGTCTGGGCGATACTCGATGTTGAACGAAACATCTCCGTCCAGCGAGTCGATGAAAATGTCGCCTGAATCAAGCCGCTTCAATCCAAACGGAAGTTCGAAATTGTAAGCGCGGGTTTGAACCAGCCACTGGATTTCTTTCTTACCGTCAGCAAGATTGTTGTCAAACTTCTCAGCCTTGCTTATTTCCCAAATCTGAATGGTTCCATCAAGCCCACGGGCTATCGAGAAGCATCTGTCTCCATAAGCATTCTCGGTTTTGAGAACCTGCAACACGTCAAGCCCCGTCCAGATTCCGGCCCACGCAGGAGGAAACTTTTTCCGCAGCGACGTAATCAGATCAAAATCAAGAACGACCAACGACTTGTGGACGACGCCCTCGGCATTGTACCGAGGCTGAGACGTCATCAGTAGTCGATTGTCGAACACGACAGCAGAACTGGCCCACAGCAGATCGGTCTGATCATTATCGATGATGTTCAGAACCTCGTTGCTGATCGGGGTATTTCCCCAATCGTTGAACGAACGTCTGGCGATAATGAACGAGCGAACACCATCAACTGCACGATAGAACACATCACCGTTGACCGTGATGGCTGAACGCGCACCCAACGCTCCACTGGTCAGCAAGCTAATGGCTTGAATCGGATAGTTCAGATTCTTCCAGACATCACGATCAACCGGAGCGTTTATGCTGAAAACGTATCGTGGCGTGAAGATAAGAAGCGGTCCTTGCCCCAGCGACGTATCTGGATTGCCGGGGACGGCCATTGCTGTGATGCCTCCTGAATCCGACGGAACCGCAAAGTCACCGCCTTCATTGAGGAAGGTATTCTCGGTTTCTTTGAGAACACTCGCTCGCGTGCCATCTCCATAAACAATGTCCGTTGCTCTGAATGAGAATCCATTTGCAAGCGCGTACCAGATACGTCCGTTGACGTAGGCCATTACTCTTCCGCACTTGATTTCGTCGGTGGTTGCGCGGCGCAAGTTTGATCCGTTGAAGATCAGCGGTGCGCTCTGTCCATCCTGAATGACGACGAAGTTCTCAGCCTGAACCATCCATCCGTCGAGTATGTTCGATGGATTCTCAAGATCGGGCGTAGCCGAAAGGTTCTGAACGCTGTTCTGAAGGCAGTCGTAAAGCCACACTTTACCACTGATCAACATCAGGATGAACGTCGCCCCATTGTCCCCGATGTATGGAAGCGCACACTGGAACACGCCGGTCAGACCACTTGAGCTGTAGCACTCCTCGGAGTAGCCGTCAGCCGTGACGTTCGTTTGATCCGCAGTGACGAGCGTGTTATCGGCGGTAATCGAAAGACACGTTTCGTAATCTTTTTGTATGAAACCCGGTCGAGGAGAAACAAAGCTTTGCCGGAAGCTGGCATTCACCGCAAACGCCACCTGATTCTTGTCCACTTCAGACGGCATCACACCTGAGTCAACGCCACCCTCAAAGGTGACAGACCCATCCGTGTACCTCCGTGGTGCGCGTTCGCTCATGGTTTAAGCCTGAATCCGCTGGACAGAGAATGAAGAGCCGCTGTCAACAATCAGCGTCTGCGTAGTTCCAACAATTATTTCATAATAATCGGTAATCGCAGATGCTTGATCAATATACATCAAACTAATCGGATGATATCCACTGCTGGTGACACTAAAAGATTTTGATGCTAAAATGTTTGAACCAAGTTTTCTAATGTAAATAGTAACGCTTGCAGTAGACGTATCTGCTACAAGGTTGAAATATGCGTCAATCCTATAGTATCCGGTGTATGGAACCGTAAATCGA